AGGTAATCTCTTGGCCGACAATCGTGCCATCGTTGTCGTAATCAACGCCGGTCGTGACGAACAACGAGTTGTTGGCGTTCACCTGCACTGCGACGATATCAACTGGTACGATCATTGGATGGTGGGTTTGAGGTTGGCGTTGTAAGCGGTAATCGCAGCAGGAGTCCAGATCGCGTTGGCAATCGCAACAACCTGCTCTGGCTGACCAGTAATGTCAGAGCCGGGAGTCAGACAGTAGCGATTGTAAGTCGATGCCTTCACAACATCGCCGTCCACGATCTGGTTCGCCATGCGAACCTGCAACGTGGTGTTAGGGAGAACCTCGCAGAGCGAGAAGATAGAGCGTTCGGTGAGCATGGGATTAGACGGTGTAGGTGTATGTGCCGCGAAATCTGTATCCGTTGACAATCATTGTTCCATTATTATAAAGAGCAACGGCCACTTGTGTTGCGCTCTGATAGATGATCTGGCCCATTTGTCCGGTTGCGCCAAGTTCTCTCAAAGCACCTACGTTTGAGTCTGCGACTTGATTGAATGGAAGACTAAACAATAAAAGTCCTGAAGCGGTTCCAATGTTTACAACTGAAATGTCTACGCTTACCGACACTAGTCTTCCAATTTTAGTGTATGTTGCCGAATTTACCGTTGTGGTTGTCAGAGTTCCCGCTGTAGCAGATACCGTCGGCGTGAAAGTCCCCTCCTCGTAATCGTCGAGACAATTCGCATCGGACGAAGCGACTTGAGTGGCGGGGAATGTGACGCCGACGCCGTTGGCGGCAGCGGTTCCACCTTTTAGAACAAGATTGCCTGTGGTGTTAAGACGAAGTGCCTCTGTGTTTTGAATTAGAAAAGTAAGAGGCAGAGTTGTTCCGCTTCCGCTTAATGTGCTGTTGATGTACCAGCGAGTATTAGCAGGATCGTAAGCGAAAATTAGTCGCGATGAATTGCTGTCCGCGCTGTTCACCTCAATGCCAGCATCCTGAGTACCGCGAACGGTCAGAGTGTTGTTAGGACTCGCCGTACCAATACCCACCCGATTGTTCGCCGAATCGACCTTCAGGACGTTCGTATCCACCGTCAGATCGCCGGTGATGGTGGCGGAGGCGAGCGTGGCGGTGCCGCCTGCGCCGAGGATCTGGTTGCTGGTGACCTTCTTGGTCGTGCCAGAGGCCGCCATGGACGTGTCCGAGATGTCGACAATCGGCAGCACGTCCGCTGCGGGATCGACCGTGGTGATGGCCGCTAGGGCCGTGATTTTTGTGTCTGCCATGGCTTAGTTTGCTTGGATGATGAGTTTGCCTGTGTCCTCTTGGAGCAGGAAGTCCCCGTTCTCCAAGTCTAAAGAGTCGAAAGTGCCGAAAGTGATGACGATCTTGGACGTGCCGTCCTCGAGGAAGACGAAGAAGTTGTCCTCCTGCAGCAGGTCGCGCCGGATGATAGGCAGGTCAGCGCCGCCGCCAGCCCCACCGAGGGCTTGCTGCACGCCGAGTCCTAGTCCTAGACCGAGACGCATTTTAGACCCACTTGCGGTTGTAGGCGATGATCGCCCCGGAGGATACAGCCACCGAGGTAAACACGCCCGAGATCGAATCGCCGGCCTGGATGGTCACGCCGGCAGGGAAGTTGGTGATGTTGGACGAGACGGCGCCGAGGATGGTCGTGGCAACGGCATGATCCGACATTCATAGGGTGAACTTCTGACTGCTGCGTTTTGTGCCACCGCTCCATCCAACCTGCAAGCGTGTAGCCCCGCAGCGCACTCGCACCTCGGGGTTATCCCGCTCGACCTCTTTCAAAAATTGGGAGTCCTTCCAGCAATCGTAGCCGTACTTGCTGCCCCAGGCATGGTAGAGCGTGGGGTCGATCCGCATCCGCAGCCGCCCGATGCCGTCGATAGCGCGGACCTCTCGATCAGAGTCCTTGGCGATGCGCTTCTGCTGTATTCCAGCTTGCACCCAGTCCTTCTGGATGCCGGATTGGAACTCCTTGATGACGGCGCGGCGCAGTTCGCCGGGCAGGTCGTCGAGAGCGTTTGCGATGACAGAGGATGCGGAATTGTGAGCCATGAGAAAGGAAAGAGGGGGAGGCCCGGAGTGGACCTCCCCCGTTGAAACTAAGACTAGCTCGCGCCGTTGAACATACCAAAGCCCGACGGGTTTTTGCAAACCAGACCGGCAATGGCCTCAACGAGGCGGGCAGGGCCGCCACCGGCGTCAGGCAGATCCTTGACCTGGGGCAGCTTGGCGTAGCGCACCTCGACCATGTCCATCGGGATGACGTAGCCCTTGAAGGCCTGGGCGGTCAGGGAAGTGCTGGTCTTGCCACCGACAAAGGTGGACGGGTGCAGGATCAAGCGACCAAAGTCGCCCTCGAAAATGTCGATGGACGCCTTGAAGCTATCACTGGACAGGTCCTGGTTGAAGGTACGGACGCTGGTGGCAGCGATGCTGTTGGCGTTGACAACCTGGGTAACACCCGAGGCCGTGAGGTTGGTGAACGCACGCTTGAGCGTGGTGCCCAGGATACAATCGTAGTCCCGGAAGGTGCCGGTGGCGCTGTAGATGGCCGTCAGCACGTTCTGAGCGGTCGCCTCAGTGAATGAGGCGGAAGCCGTGGTGTCAACCGCGCCGGAGGCCGGCAGGAAGGGCGAACCGGAAGCGCACGCACCGATGTTCGAGGCGTTGGTGCTGGTCAGCCAGTTGCCGAGGGAGCCGGTCAGGTAGGCGTTGCTCGAACCGTTGTCGGCCTGGGCAGCTTGGTTGGTGCACATGAAGGTCGACTCCATGTCGCGCTTGATCTCGACGAGCTTCTTGGCAATGCCGTTGGCCAACTCATCGGTCACACCAGCAACGTCCTGAGTCTCGGCGATGAAACCGATGCGCAGGTCCCGGCGGAAGGCCTGGCCGTAGTTGTTCAAGCGGGTCCGGTTGACCACCGGGTTCGAGGCGCTGGCAACGGTCACGTCGGTGCCGTCGACCACGCCGGCGAGCACGGGGGCGCCGTAGTTATCGACCTGCCAAGAGAACTGCATATTGCCGATGTCACGGCCCTTAGGGGCCATGGACACGAACGGGGTCGACTTGGCATCGACGATGGCGATGTAGTCCGCCAGATCTTCACGAGCGGCGGAGGTGGAAGCGAGCGGCACAGAGCCGCCCTGGTTGGGCTGAAGTAGGGGCATGGTTTAGAGCATCCTTTTGAGTACTTGGGCTAATTCGGTGGTCGTCCCGGACTTTCGGAACTGCGACTTGGCAGCATCCAGACCGACCTTGGCCGCGTCCTTCTTTGCAGGGATTGCGGTGGGTCGACCGGGCTGACTGGGTGCCTTGGCCAGTGGGCGGGTGGCAGATGGCTTGCCCTTGGCGGACTCCTGAGCCAGACGCAACTTGCGCCCGGCAATGAAGTCACCGACCAGCACCTGGTACTCCGGCAATGAGGCAATCTGCGGCAGTTGCCGCAGGACGGCCTGCGCCTCGGTGTACTCGGTAGCTGAACGGTCTTTCCACCATGGGTAGAGCTGTTCCGCGATGGGCTTGATCTGCTGGTAGTTCTGCAGGAAGCGGGCGCGATTCGGGATGTGCAGGTCGATGGCGTCTTCTACACGCCGCTTGATCTGCTTCACGTCATCCGCGCTGTACTCCTTGCCCTCTACTTCGCAGCCGTCGATGTTGTCCTCGCACCACCGTTTAAGATTCCGGGCCTTGCTCCACTCATCGTTGAGTTTCGACACTTCCCAGACATCGGCAAACGGGTCTGCAGCGGACTGCACCGCGGTAGGCCTTTCGATGGTCTGCTCCAGCTTGGTCTTGGCGTCGTTGAGCTCCCGCTCGAGCGCCTCGGCCTTCTCCAGCGCCTCTTTCTTCTGGCGCGTGAGCTTGTCGATGCGTTTGCGGTAGCCCAGCGATTCCTCGTCGCTGTTCTCTTCAGTCTCGGAAAGAACCTCCTGCTCAGGCAACTCGGCCTGCGCATCCGTTTGTTCTGCGGTCGGCTCCGCATCCTCGGCCTGATCGTCCACTGAAGTGGCTTCCGGCTCCGGCGCTTGTTGCTCGACGGCTGATGCCTTGTCTTCCTCCCCGCTGAAGCGTGACTTCAGTAGCTTGGCCAACGCCGATTCGTCGAACTGCATCGGGTTGATTGGGGGCTGTGCCGTGTTTTTAGACAGGGTCGCTTCCTGTGTATTCGTCGGGATGTCCATGCTTTTAGACCCTGCAAGCCGGGTATGCTGCACCATGGTTGTTTAAGGCCAACCAAGAAGCCGTTGTGTGAGTGAGAGCCTAGAATTGACCGGAAGTCAACTCCCTCCCGTTTCTTAACGCACTGATTTGTGCGATCAGATCCTTGATTGCGGCTGCCCGGCCTGCGTTATAGGCACGGTCCTCCGCAGAAAGTGATGGGAGGAGGGCACTGTGCACCTCGTCCCGTAGCGTGTCCTCGATGACCTGGCCCATAGCCTTGAGCACCGGGTGCTCCTCGGACACTGACAGGGCCTCCGAGAGTTGTTCTTCGTTGAGTTTCATTGGACTCCAAGGCGGCCCGTGATGGCGTTCTGCTGCTGTTGCACCGAGAACTGCAGATTCTCAATGTACTTCTGCAGGTTCGCCTGGAAGAGCGGGTCCTGCTGCAGTTGGGCCTGGTATTTCGGGTTGGATTGCAGGACCTGCTGCGAGAATTGGAGGCGCATGGGTGCGGTTGGGTCGTTCTCTCGGAGCTGCGGCGGGTTGCCGAGGCTCATCAGCGCGATCTCGTCGTTGGTCTCGTTGAACATCTTCTGCGCGGCAGGCCCCTGCTGCATCACCAGCTCGCTGGCCAGGGTCGGGTCGATGGCCCGGAGTGCGACACTGATCAGCTTGGCACGGTCGATGACGCCAGCCGTGTCGAGGGGTAGAACGAGGGTGGAGATGGCCTTGAGCTTCTCGGTCACCAGGTCGGTCGAGAGCTCGCGGATATCGAACTTCAGCATCACGTCGAAGTCCTGCACGTCCTGCGGGAGCGGTGTGGCCGAGGCCGTGATGCGCTGGATCTCGGCGGGGCCGATGTACTGCAGCGTGAGTGCAAGGACCTGGCGGAAGGCCTCGGTCCAGCCATGCAGCCAATTGTTGATCAGGCGCTGCTGGCGCATCTGGGTGATCACCGGCGGGACCTTCTCGGTCGGGCGGCCCATGT